ACGGCTATCGGGGGCCAGTTTTATCGTCCCGTTAGCGACCATTTTTAGATAAGCGATAGCACTGTCATAACGGGCCTTTACGGGCTCATTCATTTGGTCGTCGTAACAATAATACCTGACAATATCGCCCGCCAAGCGGACAAAATTAGCCGGTACATTGGCTAACGGCAGGCTGTAAGCGCCCAGGTAGCCATTGATTTCCGAGTCAGCGTCGCTTATTAGCTGCATCAACACCGCATCGTCAATGTCCCCGCGTCTGTCCCTATCCGTGCGCTGGATGAGTTCAGCCACGCCAAACCGGTCAATCAGGTTTTGTTTCGTGCAATAGCTCATGTTTGCAAATGAGGTTGTTAGCCAGTAACACCGAGGCCGCCTGTTCAGACAGCACTATTTTATCTTGCGGCTGATAGCTAAAGCCGTCATGTTGCAGGGGTTCTATTACCCGATACTCAGTATCAACGGGTTTATGGGTTTTATCGGCCATTTAAGCCACCGCCGCAGAAATCAGATAGCCCGCGTTCACGCAACTAAGGACCGGTTTAACCGCATCGGATACGTCATAGAGCCAAGACCGCGTGGTATAGTCGTAATGCGGCGTTTCTACAAAGGGATAGCCAGATAGCTGGTAGGTATAGCCGTAAGTCGGCCTCCCCATATCGGCCAGGCCGCTTTGTTCGGTATAGGCCACAATGACGAATTTTCCCCAAATATCGGAGAAGGTGCCCGCCTCATCGGCGCTGATGGCATCGCCTACCACGACCGTGGAAACGCCGAACAGGGAGGCTAACAGTTCAGGTGTAGGCACATCACGACCGGTATATTTAATACGATCAATAATTTTAGGGTGTTGCACCATAGACTTAAGCACGGCTGCACCTAGAACGACGGTGTTGGCGCGTTGTCCTACGGCCTGGCGTACTGCATCTTTTGCCACTTCAATATCTTTGAGGGGGTCGGATACGCCGGTGGTCAGGTCGCTCCATTGGCTGGTGCCTGATAATGTCGTCTTGTTAGCGGCCTGATAACTGCCTGCGGTCGTTGCCAGTGTCGCCTGGTCAATTTCCAGCCGCAATTGCATAATATCCTGGACGGTGCGCACGGAGGCAGACGCCAGGTTAATACCCGGGACGGCTTGCGCTTCTTCCAGAAGTTCAATCGGAACGACAGCGGATAAGGCGTGGTCAACAATACCATAGGTTTGTGAGCCATAGCCGATAGAAATCCGCTTGACGGCGGTTCCCGGCGCCCGTGCCGTATCAAAGGTCATAAAGCTTTCTTTTCCAAACTGGATAATTTTTCCGGCGCGTTGGGTGACTGGAACGGAGGGGAACAAGGCGCTGCCAATCAGGGCCGAGTTTTTATAGCCTTGGGCAACGGTTGATAAAATCGGGTCGATAACCCGCGTTGCTGAGATAGTCATTTGAGTCATGGCGGTTCCTTATGCGGCGATGGGCAGCAATAAAATTTCGATAAATTTTCCGGTGCCTGAAGCGGCTTGCAGGGCAATCCCTACTTTAGCGCCTGAAGTCGCCCAGGTGATGACTTTGCCGGTGCCATCCACTTTTAAGGTGTCGCCTGCGGTGATAGCCCCGCCTGCCTCGCAAACGGTGGTGCCAAGGACATCGACGGGGACTTTATCACCCGACACGGCGGCGGTTCTGACGACGCCCAACACAGCGGCATCGGCGGAAGGGACAGCGCCCGCGAAAGTGATAAAGCGTTCGGCCACCAGGGTGGCAGAGGCTGCGATGGTTAGCGTTAATAGGGGAAAACTTTGCTTGCTCATAATTGCGCCTCAACCGCTAATATGGCGGCTTCATAAGTGGTGTTATGTTCAGATTGGTAGTTTTTAATTTTGGTATGTAAAGCCACCGTTTCAGGGTCAATTGAATAACCTGTCGGCGTTTTAAAGGCGCTTATTGTCCGGTCATCAGGCCCTATCCCATTTGTTTGCAGGCCACTTAAGGCGGCAATAGGACGGGCAGTATCCAGATAGGTCGTGAGTGCGGCCAGGTCTGTGCTGCCTAATTTTTCCGCCCAGACTTTTTGCGCGGGTAACAAGCGGCCATCGGCTAGGGCAGGCTCAATCATCTGACGGATTTTATCGCCTTGCACTGTAGCCAGTAACGCGGCATATTCGCCTTGCAGGGCTTGCATTACTTCAACGGGCACGAAGCTTGACACATCTGGCAGGTGTGCGGACAGTTCTTCTATCCGGTGGGTTTGCGCGCTTAAATAAGCGGCCAGGCCTTGGGTCGTGTCTTCGGGTGTTGAGATAAGGGTTTTGAGTTTTTCCAGCTCAGCTAGCACCTCATCAAGCGTTGCTAACGTTGGAAGGTTGAGTAAATATCGCAGGCGTTCAAGCAGTTCGTCTTGATCCATGGTGATGTCCTGTTGTAGTGAAACGTGAAAATGTGCGGCGGCAAGATCGTTCAAGCCATCAAGCGCGGGATAGTTGACCAGGGCGGCCATCAGCAGGCCGGTGACTTCGCCGGTACTTGGGTTGAAGGTTAAAACCGGGGAGATGTAGCGGTATTCTTTGGACTCAATGGCTTGGGTTGCGGCGGCTGTCCATTCGACATTGGTGGCATAAAGACCGTCATCAGACCGCCATTGCAGGGCTGAGAACCAGCCTGCGGCGGGCGCTTGTTGGCCGTTGGTTTTACTGTACAAGGTCTGGTGGTCGTAATCGATCAGGTAATTGTCTTGCTGGCTGGCACAAGCGCTAAGCAATGCACCGGCGCTTTGGTCATTCATCAGCCAGCCGGATAGTCCGTGCGGGCGTCCGTCCTTGGCTTTGAATTTACCTGATGGAAGTAGTTTAATTTCGGTAGGCACAGAACCGCCCAGCTCAATCAGCCGTGCAGAAAGGGCAATGGATACCGGGGGTGTTTTACTCATGGCAAGATGGTAGCGCCATGGGCGGGGCAATTGTAAGGTGAAATGTTTCACCTTAAACCTGCTTTAACTAAGGACTATGATAAGTTAACCTAATTTAACTAAGGAAACTGGGTGAAAGCGGCTAAATTAAATCTTCCAGTTATTGAAAAAGGGGCGACGTGGCGGCATTCACTCATCTGGAATGACAGCAACGGCCAGCCCATTAATTTAACGGATTGCACGGCTAAAATGCAAGTTCGGGAAACTGTGGAATCGGCTTCGTTTTTACTGGAGCTCAGCACCGAAAACAACCGGATTACGATTACCCCATCCATTGGAAAAATGGACTTTTACATAGCAGCAGCCGATACCGATGCGCTAATCGGTGCAGGCGGTTTATATGATCTGGAAATTTATTTTTTAAATAGCGATACCGTGCGCCTGTGCTACGGTGTAGTTATGTTTAGCGAGCAAATAACGAGATAACCCTATGTCTTTTTTTATTACCCCCGTTATTGATGTTTTAATATCGTCTGAGCAGGGGCCACCAGGACCACCAGGACCACCAGGGGAGGCTGAAACTTCGGTAGTTTCACTCTCTGATAGTGACAATGATGTGGTGTTAAATGCCCAGGGGCAGTCTAATTTTTCGATAAGACTCACTAAAAACCATGTTCTGTTAAACCCTGTAAATCTTGGCGATGGCAGGTTAATTAGAATAGCGTGTACACAAGATTCAGTCGGTAAGAGGCTATTAACCTACGATACTTCTTACCGATTCCCGAAGGGGGCGGCGGCCTTAAGCACTGAGGCGGGTGCATTGGATTTGATAGTTTGCTACTACGACGGCGCCTATCTACTCTGTACACTGTATAAAGGGTTTGCTGCCCCGGTAGCCTATACCCCAGGGACTTTCGATTTTTCCGCCATGCAAGCATCGGGCTTAACAGCACTTATATAAAAGGAAAATACTCATGCCAACTTCCATACAAGTCCTTGACGCCACGGGAACCCCTCAAACGATCAACACAAACCCGGCTTTAGGCCAGGCGTTGGCAAATGCCAGTATTCCGGTTGTGCTGGCTTCCGACCAAGGGGCGCTGCCGCTAGCATCGGGCGCGTCAACCTCGGCCAAACAGGATACCGGAAATACATCGATTGCCAGTATTGATGCAAAAACGCCCGCTTTAGTTACCGGACGAATCCCCGTTGATGGGTCAGCCGTAACGCAACCTGTTTCAGCCGCGTCCTTGCCGCTTCCTACGGGTGCCGCCCGGGAAACGGGCGGCAATCTGGCTGCCATATTAGCCGCCCTGGAATCTGGATCATCGACTGCTTTACTAGCAGGTGAGTTACATATAGGTTCAGTATCAGGCCAGAGTGCGTTAGTTTCCGCCAGTTATGCCCGGCCTGCCAATACGGATTATTATACGGCGCTTGATGTTTTTTCAAATTCAACATCTGCGCCCGCATTGTTATCATTCACTAATATTGCACGCGTTAACGCGGGCTCAGGTTATATCGTTAAAGCGCGGTTAGTCACTGACCAGGCATCCAATGCGTCCCGGTTCAGATTGCATTTATTTCATACAGCCATTTCACCGATTGCTGATAATTCGCCCTTTGCATCCCTGTATGCGAACAGGGCCAATAAAATAGGCTTTATTGATTTTGATGCAATGGGTGCGGAAGGCTCTGGGTCTGATTGTGCGGAATCGAGCAATTTTTCAACCCGTTTAAAATTCGTGTGCGCAGCCGCATCACGCAGCCTTTATGGCATTTTGGAGGTCCGTGATAATTTTACGCCGACCTCGGGGCAATCAATTTTTGTAGAACTAACGGCAGAAATAGACTGATTTTATGAACCCTGCAACCAAACAGCTTATAGTAACTACGCCACGTACTAAGCTCTTTTCATTTGATGAGATAGGCTCCGGTTTTGGCGGTCCCACTGTTATTAATAGTGGGAAATTATATTGGCTTGCCTTAAATGGAATGGCTGTTTCCGCATGGATTGGCAGAATCAAGGGTACTTCCTGTTCAATTAAAGTCCGCAATGCCGGGGATGATTATTCATCCATCATGGTCAGTGTCGATGGCAAAAAGGCGGTCTCTGCTATTCCCTACGGAAGCGGCGACATTCATTATTTGTTTAAAGACCTGGAAGACACGCTGCATACCATCGTTGTCATGCCGGGCGCAGGGGCTTATTATCAATATTTTTCCATAACTGACCCGGCCATTTTTGCAGTCACCGGTGCAAGCCCTGAAATCATACCGGCCAATACGATAATTTCCGCAGGGGATTTTCAGGCCAATACGGTCCAGTCCGGGTTTTTTGAAAGTTATAGCCAAGGTGGAAACACGCAAACGGGAACGGTTCCGGCAACCCTGTTAAGCCGTGATTACGGTGGCGGAAATCCGGGCGGTTGCAGCACGATCTGCTTTAAAAGCGACGCTAGCCACATGATCATAACCTCAAACAGCCATTGTTTGTTTGTGTGTATAGATGGAACCACTACCACCCGCTATGGCACTGAAAAAACCGGGGACAATACCAATAATCTGGGCGCAACTCCCTTACCCTTTCCACTATCCGGCAATACTTGGGATGCTCAGGGGCCGTTCTTTTCAAACTTTTCCGTCTCGTGGACGATTGCATTGCCCCCAGGAACGCATACCTATAACGTCTGGACAGGCGGACTGCCCAACAGTTATAACCTGTTTGTTATCGGCCTGGATAAACCGTTGCTAACCTTGCCGGGAACACCCAAACGTCTGGACCAGTTCGGCGATAGCCTGACCGCCGGGCTTGCGTCAACGTCAATGGGCGAAGTCGAGACAATGAGAGTCGCGGCCTATTACGGTTATGCGGGTGCGACTTACGGGCTATCCGGTGAAACGATTGGGCAATTTGCAACCCGTCTGCCCAATCTGTTAAACGGCATAACAGCCACCGCCAATGATGTGGCCGTCATTGCCCAAGGGCGCAATGGTTCCAGCACGGATAATCCCTTGAGCGGTGGCGATATAACCGCTTATACCGGCTTTATTACCGCACTGTTGGCGAAAGGTTACGGCAAGGTGCTTTGCCGTGGCATCATCCCGGAACAATCCCCTAACCGTTGGACAGCGAATAATGCGTCCATAGCCGCTATTGTTTCAGGTCTGGCAGACTCCCGCGTTGTCTATGTTCCAGTGACTTCGTGGGCTGACCAATGGGTTTCCTGTGGCGATGGCACGCATCCCGGTGATTTTGGTTATACGCAATGGACGGCGTTGGCCATCGCGTCTTATAACGGGCTAATTTGATTGAATAACCGTATTTCCGGCCACTCAATCAAAACAAAATGATCCCCGATACCGAACTTTTGGACGAGGCACTCCCTGTCGACGCTTATGCTGAAGAATGCCCCCGCTGTGATAATACCAAGCTGGGGATAATGATTACCCTACGGCTGCAATACTGCCCATGCTGTCATACCTGGCTTAGATACGCTAAAGGGTCGCCTAGCAAGATTGAGCAGGGTTATTGACAGCCGCCGGAAACTAAACTAATCTATACCTTAGAGGCTTGATAACCTCATCACAAGCGGAAACCGCACCCGAAAGAAAGCGGTTTTTTTATGTCTACGATTTTAGTTTTGAGTTAGGAGGGTTAGAGAATAACCAATATCTAACGCAGACTTGTGACTGTTATCAACCTCCTAACTCTCCTTCGGGAGCTTTCTTGATAAAAAGCACAGGAGACAGAAATGTCTAATCTAATCGCATTAATTTTGGCAATAATGGCATTAACTGGCTGCTCTGTACTTCCACCAGAAAAAATACTAGCTGATTTTTCTTCTAGTGCTATCGGCTGCCCGTCAAGCGAAATAACGGTATCCAGTTGGGAATATCACAGAAATGCACTTGTAACAGAATATTTCGCAGAATGTCACGGTAAAAAGTTTGTTTGTAACAAGGCAAATGATTACTCACTTGGCAATTTTGCACATACCTATAATCCAGCCACATGCAAAGAAATGTTGAAATAAACAACACACGCATACTGTGATTTATTTATTATGTCACCAGATACCGGTGAATAATATCCAATACCTCACGCTCCCAACTCTCTGGAAGCCCGCCCTCTTGAGTGGGCAAAAAGGCGCGTTGGGGCGAGCCCAAGCCTAGCTGGTGGTACTTGCCATAGGCCACGTTAGTACCAATAATTGCTTCCAGGGCGCTGGCGTTCGAGGTGATGGAGCCTTTTAGCCGTCCAGTGTCATTCAAGGGTTTGGAACTGCCATCTTTACGGGGTTTTTTGAGTGGCAACCAAGGCGAGCCGTAAGGGTCTGCGGCATCGGTAAAGGTCAGGTCTACCAAACTGGCGACGTGTTCGCCGATGTCGGTCATAACCGGTTCCATGTGCGTCAGGCGCTGGCTTAACTGCTGTAAGGCGAGGTCTACGGCGGCGGTTTCTATCTGGATGATCATTGACAATGTGCTGTTTTCAATTTATTATTTAACCCGTAACGATTGATCGACGATGTTGACATCAACCTGATCAGGAACCAATCGGGCAGTGCGCCAGATGTCTAGGCGCATTGCACATTCAATCATTTCGATAAATTAAAGCACCATCGCGCTTTGATTCAAAGTAATCAGAACGAAAGTTTTGATAACCCGTCCAACCTGTCCACACCTTCCCTGTTTGCCTAAAAACGGCCAATACATTCATGATGTCTTTTTTAATCAAAAAGCGCGATAAAAAATAAAGCGCATTATCTTCATATTTACCGGTTTTTAACCATATTTCAGCGGGGTTAAGAATAGTATCTGCGATATGCAGTACGTATTGTTCACGCCCATGCTTGGTTATTTTTGAATCGCCACTTTTATGGTTAGAAAACAATTCATCAGAAACTAATAATTGATGAAGACCTGTTTTAGCCTCAACAATGACCTGCTCATTATAAGCCGCTCCAAACTGCTGCATGAACTGGGTTAAATAAAAACGATCATCCTTGCCCTTGTCGAATACCTGAAAATCAACTTGCTTAGGTGGCGGCATTTCTTTTTGAATATCCAAGCCGACTGACAGCATATTTAAAATATTTTCCCCATCGCCATGGCACCAAATAGGCTTAGTATATCGGCTCTTTCCCCCTGCCGCCAAGGCTGTAAATGTCCCGTTACATTGCGATTGTTTGTTGTTTATCGCCCGTTTAATCCCCTCCATCGGCTCCTTGCCCGGATTATAATCCCAGCCTTTATCTGGCTGCATAGCCTCAAGATCGATGGGCTTGTTTAAGCCTTTGCCATCGCCTGAGCGGGCTTTGGCTTGGGCTTCTGACATCGAAATTAATCGACATCGGCAATTGAAACCTAAGCTTGGGCTGTGGGTATTCCAGAAGGGGTCATCTACCGGCCTGATAATGCCATCGAGGGCAAGGTGGGCTGGTCTGACGCGATTGTCATTTATCGCGTCTAGCATCAAATAAGGCCGCGTGGCTTTTACGGCTTCGAAGCGCTGCCAGCGCCCACGATTGTAATTTGACTGTATGTTCGTCCTGAAAATGGTGTTTAGCCGGTATTTAGGCAAGTCCAGCGTGCCCGATTCAAGGATGTTTTTACGCCAGGTAGCGAGGGATTCACCACTCTGCAGGGCGGCGGCTAGGGAATCCCTGACGACCGTTAACTGGTCAAGGCTGGTTATTCCGGCAATGCTGAAGGCCAGCTGGCGGGCAATGCCCTGATACGCAGCAGAATAATATAATTCTGGTAAAACAACGCCCCTGTTTTGCGCCGCCTTTATGGCCTGAAAAAATGGGGTGTTAAGCGATATTGATAACGGTTCGCTCATCGCCTAACCCGCATGGACATATCCCATCACATCAGCCGCAAACAGGGCTTTAGCCAGCGTATCGCTAAACTCGCTGGTATCGGTATCAACCAGGATAGCAGCCAGCCGTTCCTCCAAATCCTGCGGATCAGTAGCGGCACGGATAGCAGAGGCGATTAAATCGCTGTTGATCGGGCTGCCCTGGGCATTTAACAGACTGTCGGCTAAATCTTCGATGACTTGCTGTTGTGGCGTAAACATGGGCTTAGGTAAGGCCGCTAACGCCGATAAGGCGGGTGTAGGTGCGGCAGTGGGCGCTACCGGTGCGCTAATAACCTCTTCCCCCGCTTCAGGCATCGGGATTTTTAACTTGTCGTAGAAATAGCTGGCGGGGATTTTTAAGCCCATCGCCACCAGTTTTGGAAAAGCATCGGCACAAAGCGCCAAATCAGCCGATTGTTGGGTGTCAAAAGTCCATTTACAGCTAAAATTCAGGCCATTGACGGCAATAATCGCGCCAATTAACTGATTGGTTAAGGTTTCGGCTATCTGTTTGGCATCATGGTCTCTAATCTCGTTACGCACTTCATCATGAATAGAGGC